GGCGTGGACTTCGCTTTGCCACGCTTCTCCAACTCTTGCAGATAGCCACGTTCAGCCTGCGACCTGTCAGCAAGAACCTTCTTATTCATCTCAGCCAAAGCCTTAGTCTGTGCTTCAGTGTTCTTGTAACCTTTAGAACCTTTACCGAGCGTGCCGCGCAGCGGCTTCGCGGTCGGCATCTTAATGGATTCTTCAGCACGCTTCTTAGCCAAAGCAGCAAACGTTTCCTTTGGGTCAGGCAAATCATACAGTTCACCAAAACCAGTCTTGTCGGCAAACAATTTTTGTGCAGCCGACTGACCTTCCTTCAGGCCCAAATCTTCACGCTGCTTCAACCACGACTTGTAGTTTTCTGCTTCTTCGCGGCGACTCTTGTCAACTTCATCCTTCAGGAAACTATCGCGGTCAGCCTTAAGCGATTCAATCAAACTACTAGCAGTGTTATCATCCAACCCGTAATCCTTGGCTCGGGCACGATGTTCTTCGATTAGTGCATCAGCAGTAGCAGGGTTGTTACCTGATGCGCGAACACGATCAAAGTAGTCTTGAACGAAACGCCACTGGTTCGGATAGGCGGTAGAAATCTGACGCCACTTCTGTTCAGTGGGGTTAACAATTTCTCGCGCTACTTGTTCACGATCATAATAGAAACGGTCAGACTCATATGAGTCCAAACCTGCGCTAGCAGCCTCACCCTGTGCAGCCTCACGAAACCCCGACAGCAAACTAGGATTGGTGACCAGCGCAGACAGCAGATTTTTCGTGCTAACTTTTTCACCAAGATCAGTGAACCCACCACCCGATGACAGGTATGCCAACACTTCTTCGGCTGTTGGCTGCTTCGCGTTCTTCTTAGAAGGTGCCATTACTTCTTGCCCTTGTTCTTGCCAGTCTTACCACCGATTGGAAGATTCTTCCCCTTGTCAGTCTTGGACTTCTTGGGTCGTGGCCCATATTCCGCAATCGTCTTAGCACGCTGAAGGGCGCCCTCGGACATGCCGCTAATCAGCGACTCAATACCTTGCGACATCAAAGCCTGCTGCGCCTTAGCAATATCAGCGGATGTCTGTGCGCCACCTGCACGCAGTTCATTCAAGGCACGCATCTGCTCAGCGTTAATACCAGCCTGCTGCGCCTGCTGGGCCAATGCCAACTGGCGCAACGCCTCAGATCCACCAGTAGTAACATCAGACTTCGCTGCATCCAGCACAGCCTGCTGTGCAGCAGACAACTGCCCAGCAGAACCCTTCACTAGATCAGACAACTGTTTCGCCATCTGCGCGTCAGCAGCAGATTGCGCTTGAACAGACTCTGTGCCAGCACCATAAGCACCAAGCGCGGACAACAACGGATTCTGCTCCTGTTCAAGATTCACAATCGGAACATTCTGATATGCGGTACTGGTTGGGATACCAGCCAATGCCGCCTGTGTAGCCTGATTGATGGCTCCTTGTGCGCCACCATATTGCGAAGCAAGGAAATCCATCGCAGCCTTCTGCTGCGCATTAATAGCCGTTTCCTGCTGTGCATAAACAGGATTATAAATATCAGACAGAATCTGCGCCAATGCGTTACCCTGCTGATTATAAAGTTGCTGACCTGTACGGCCAGCCTGCTGCAAAATGCGGGCGGCCTGAAGTCCACCAGCACGCTTCTGAGCCGTAGTCGGCCCACCATCTCCCCCGCCACCAGACAACTTATCAAACAAATCTTGAAGAGCAGCATCTTCCTCAGTAGCAACATCTGATACAGCAGCCCTAGCACCAGTGCCCTCAGGGCGGGCAGACGCAACGTTACTCCAACCAGCCAGCGCTGCTGTCGTAGGATCAATCTGCGGCTTAGAACCACGACCACCCCGCGCAGCCACAGGCTTAGTAACAGGCTTAGTAACAGGCTTAGTAACAGGCTTAGGCGGGGCAGTAGGTACAGTGGTGCCACGGCCACCACGTGTAGCCACGGGTCCCTGCGCAGGCTTAGGCGCCACCGTCGTCGTTGTCCCCGCTCCGCCAGTCAACGGTGGATTGACCAACGGTTCATAACTGTTGGTCTGACGGTTAAACCTCAGTTTACCTTTAGACGGCTTAAGCACCATATAAATACCTACCTTGTTCCATTAATACGAGCCAATGCCCTTTAGGGCCATGGCGCTATCAAAAATATCCTGCTGTTTCTGCAACCTAAGGGCAGCCAAATAATCCTCGATATCCCCACCCTGATTAGCCTCAGTCATAGCGATATCATTCAAAGTCTGCTGAGTGTTCAATGTCTCGCTGCCCAGATTCTTTTGCAAAGTCTGGGCATACTTCTCTAATCCAGACCTAGCGATACCCGATTGCACATCGGGGGCGATCAGCCCCCGACGCGCATACGAGGACACGGTAGGATCGAACCCTTCAATATACTGTTCTTTAAGGTCGGCAATATTACGTTTGCCTCGCTGCTGACCTAGGAACGCAGCCTGCTGGTTAGCCAGCGACTGCTGCAACCTGTTGCGCAGAACTTTTTGACTTTCCATTAGGGCCATAATTACCTCAACTTCAATATGCCAGTATTAACATTAATGTTCTGAGCATCTTTGATTATTTTAATTTCAGAATTTAGACGTTGCACCTCAACAATTAGATTGCGCAGAATCTGTTGCAGCACAACAGCATCCGTCCCTTTCAGGGAGTTAATTAGTGGGGTGTTCCAGTCCTGTGTATTCATTAGATTTTGATAATGTAGTTAACAACAAGATATGGTTGCAGATTGTTGTGGGCGCCGCCACCACCAGTCAGACTGGTAGAACCAGTGATGTCATGGGTGTGGGCAAGGTTTGTTGCACTAGTTGAACCAGTAATATCGTGCCCGTGTGTTCCACCAGCCCCAATAGCGACGTAGTGTGCATGGCTTCCAGCAGCAGCAGATGTAAACGTGTGCGTGTGAGTCCCGCCATAATCAACGTTACGACTTGTATCAGATTCGTTTGTTGCAGTAGCACCAACAGCAAATCTTGTACCAGACTGGTGGGTGTGAGTACTAGATGTGGTATTTCGTGTTGGGGCTGAGTGGTCGTGGAAACCACCAGAATCAACAGTGCCAGTGTGGCTATGCGAACCATTAGCATCAGTAGTTGTTGAATGGTCGTGACTACCAGCAGAGGCTGCTGTCAAGTCGCCGTCAGCAGTATGACTGTGAGTTGTTAGCGAAGAAGCCGCAGTCAAGTCACCATCAGCAGTGTGAGAGTGCGACGGCATCTCGCCAGTAGTCAACGTGTGCGTCTTAGCGCCACCAGTCTCGCCCAGCACATCAAACTCTGTCTGAGTTGCGTCACGCCCAACAGCAACCCGTCCCTTAAGGTTGGGTACATTAAACGTGCTGGTGCCATCGCCAGCACCATACGTTGTCCCAATCAAAGCGAACAAGTCGGCGTATGTCGCACGCGACACCGCCGCACCATCACACAACAACCAGCCGCTAGGTGCAATAGAACCAGCGTAAGCGTTAATGGCGCCAGTGGGCGCCAACAACTGAATGGTCGCCGTCGCCAACTTGCTCGTTGTCACAGCGCCAGCGTCAAGGTTTGTCCCTGCTGCCAATGCTTCAACAAAAGTTTTAACAGCACCAAAGTTGCTGTTCATTTCCGACGCAACGATACTAGTTGCGGGGACAAAAGAATACGGGACAGTCAAAGTAGCCATCAGCCATCAACCCTTCGTGAATTAAATTTGTAACCAATACTATTAATACCCCAAGACTGGCCACTAGGGCCAGTGAACTGCAACTGCACAGTTTTAGCCATGCCAAGGTTCTTGCCAGTTTTAATTGTGCTAGATGCCGCGCCAGAGGACCAGAACCCAGAATCCCACAATGCGGCACCCCAAGTGCTAGAAGAATCAGGAGCCTGAACAAGATTAAACTCACGCCTCCAGTTAGCGTCAGCCTTCATCAAAGTTATGCCACACGCGGACGTTCACAACCTGTGAACCGTCCGCTTCCTTCAACACAACATCAGGACGACGAAACATTTTCTTCTGCATATACGAGCCACCATCAAACCACTTCGTTCGATAGTAACTAGTGAAACCTTGATCCACGCTAGTGATGGTGTCAGCCTCAGCGCCGTATCTATCCACGTTCAACACATAAGGTTGAGTTGGGTGAATCATTAAACGGTACTCGGTATTGTTCGCGCCTCTAAAGTCACATCCGCCAATAACCCCAAGGTTATCGGCGGTCTGAAACATTGTGTATGCTGCAAGAGTCGGATCGAAAACAAAGTTCACTGTCGGGTTTGTTGGAATCGCGCCAGTTTCCGCATAAGGCAAGGACAACCAAACGCGGCCCCGTACCCACGAAACACTCACACCTTCGGTAGATGTTGACGATACGCGGCCCAAATCAATGACGGGGCGGATACTATCAAAAACGTCAACGATGCTATTGCCATCGGTAAAGAACAAGCCACGGCCCAACGAATAAAAATAGACACCATTATCCGCGACTGCCATCGCGTGATGCGACTGGCAGCCCAACTTATCGCTAAGTTGGACAACGCTAAAGTTTGTTGGGTCGGTGCCAATAATCATGTATGTCGCTGTAGGCTTAAAAACAATCAGCGACCCGTTAGCAACAGCCATTCCAGTAATGCCACTACCGCCACCAAGCAAATCAAAATATCCAGTTGACGCCCAGTTGGTTGCTGTTCCCGTAATTGAATAACGAAGTCTGTTAGGGAAAGTTGTTGTTATACCAGCAACATCTTCCGTGGTTTGTCCAGCCCACATACGGCTAGCATGAACAGCCAAATGCTCACACTGAGGCATCTTAACTATTGATGAATCGGCTACACTTTGCCAAGCCTGTGGGGTGTAACTGGATGCGGTAATCTGGGTTGCATAAGTCTGGCTTGTTTTCCACGAATAACCACCAGACACAACAGCAGTACCAGTGGCGATATAAGCGGTGTCGCCCCAAATGGCGACACACGCGCCATGCGGGCTATTGGAAGTCACATCATTACCAGCAGAATACTGAAGTGTAGTAAAGTTGCCACCAGTTGATTTCAACAACTTGTTGCCATTAGCCAACAAAACATGGGGGTTACTACCGTCACCAGAAAACGGATACAGTTTCTGTGGGTCCCAAGTACCAGCAATAGCAGTGCTATTGATGCGTACCATGCCGCCACGGGAGAACACGCCACCACGTGGATCAATCTCAACATTCAACATTTTAGGCGATTCATTCTCGGCCAACTGAAATTGGTCGGAACGCAAGTTCAGACCACCAGAAAAATCTCTCTGCTCAAAAATGTTTAGGCCAGCCATTACTGCCCCAGATTGCGGCCAAGAGCCTGCAACCACCCCTTATAGGTTGGTCGGCCAGCAGTAGCACCTTGCGACAAAATCATCGGTGTATGACTAGTTGGTTTATTCACATTAGACGCAGCCAATGCCACACCCTCATCAAACGACTGCTTGTAGATAGCAGACATCTGCGCATCCTCAAGTTGCTGATACACACGCGACACAGCATAATACACCAGCGGGAAATGCAACGACGGGTGGGCATCAACAGTACCATTAGTGCCAACCCAATCAATCGGTTGACGGTAACCACGACAAGTCAACGTGCGCTGATTGTTCGGCTTAGGATACAAATGGATACGATCATTCCACACCGCATAAAACAGTGGGTCGCCAGCAATATCATACGAGCCGACATACACAGCCTCAGCCTCATCGTACCCAATCATCTGGAGACGATTACCAACCGCAGAGTTATCCACAATAGAAACAACCTGCGCAACAGGATCAGCAGTAAAACCAGAAATCAAATAAGACCTAGCATTAGCAACAGTCTGGAAAGTGAAACTAGTTTCCAGCCACGACCAACGATTATGCAAATCCAAAATACGGTAATAGCCGTCACGGATATACATGTCCAACAAACTGTCAGGCAAATCGTCAGTATCTAGATCAACAATCTGACGGACCGTATTACGCAGTTGCGCTGCTGTCATCGTGCTGTACGCCATCCGTCACCTCCTTGTCCTCGCCCTTGGCCTTCGTTGCTTGACGCAAATGGCCCATACAAAACTCTGTACCCTTAGCCTTCATGCCCTCACAGGAATCATCATTAGCGGTACACTTGTTGCCTCGCCCCACATAGGGGGCGGAGCCTGTAGCGATACGGGCGCCCGCAACGGCAGCAAGACGCTGCCCGTTGACGGGCTGACCGTGATATGCGTGGGCGGGGACAGAACCTGAAATACTCATCAAATATGGGGGTTCTGTTCCTACTTCAGATTATAACCCTGACCGTTCCAGTAATCCCTATAGCGGTTCAAACGCTCTTGAGCCTTAGGTCCGCCCTTCTTAGACTTCTCTTTAATCTCTTTCCACTTCGCGTTAACCCGAGCCTGCTTTTCCTTAGCGTCAACCTTGGCTTGGCGTTCCTTGTTCTTAGCAGACTTATCCATGCGGCGCTGCTCTCTCTGCCAGAAGCGATCCCCACCCTCAGCCTTCTTCATTGGGTCAGCCTCATAAGCATAACGCTGGTTCTTCTCCAACGGCGGGTTGGCGGTATCCTTAGTGTTCTTAGGAATCCGAGAATACGCCTTGGTGTTCTCGGGCAGCGGGACACCGCCATCGCCCTTCTTGCCTACAGTAGTTGAACCAAGACTGGTGTCACGCGATGTAACTTTTGCCGATCCAGTTTTCTTAACATTCTCAGCAGCCTTGCCAGCCTGCTGCTCACGCTGAAGAACACTGTTAACTTTCTTTTGTGCTGCGTCACGCTTCCTATTCAGTTCAGCCCAACCAGACGACATCTTGCCGCCACTAGCCTTAGGACCCTTAAACGCAGACATAGCCTTATTAATATCAGCCAACTCTTGGTTTGCCTTCTGCAAAGCCTCAGAAACCTTAGGAGCAGAATCAGCAGCCTTGGTCGTTTTCTTGACAGCCTTAGAAGTTTTCTTTGCGGCCTTAGTTGCCTTCTTGGCCCCCTTAGCAACATTACCAGCAACAGTAGCGGCGCCCTGCGCAGCATCAACCGCTGTCTCGCCAGCCTTAAGAGCCTTACTAATAGCCTTGCCGCCGCGACCCATAGGTACAGCGGTCATCGCCTGAAACGCCAAACCCTTAATGTTCTTATCCTTGACATCCTTACGGATACCCTTAATCGTATCAACCGCTGCACCAATCGGATCACGTGCAGGCTTTGTCACTTCCTTGGCAACAGCGCCACCAATCTTTGCGCCCTTAACAACACCACGAAGAATATCATCCCAAGGACCAGGCTTATTCTTCGACTTCACCCCAACCTTATTGCGAGCAGACGGATTCTGCGGACGGGCCTCACCCTTAACGCCACGCTGCTGCAACGCACCCTTCGGGGCAGGCTTTCCCTGTCCCTGCTTCTTCGCCTTGGCATATGCGTCACGCACAGTCATCTTCTTCGCAGCCATTTATGCTCCCAAATAAATAGAAATGGTGGGGGGCTTACTCCCCCCACCATTATCCATATTGTTCCGTTAAGGAAACTTACGCAGTCTTAGCGGTAAGTTTGCCCTGCTTCTTGCGGTTACGGATCGTCAGGTTGCCGTAGCACATGATGAGCGCGTAACGAGCGTCAAGGTTCTCAGGACGCACAAACTCGGTCTGCTGGAACCACTTGCCCGAGTGACCGACAAGCGTGATGTACTTGCTGTTCAGGAAGTACACAACACCAGCGGGGCAGTGAGCATCGTAGGTCACAGGAGCAGCCTTGAACAGCAGGTTCTGGAAGCCAGCGTCTGCAGTCTTGGTGTCCGTGTAGCGCAACTGCGGCTGCAGCAGGCTCTCATACTTCTCGAACAGGGTCTGGGTGCCGAGCACCATGTCGGGATGATCGTTTCCGACCGACACGGTGTTGTAAGCGGTGGTCATCTGAGCGAGGGTCAAAGCACCAGCGGTGTTCTCCTCGTACGAACGCCACCAAGTTTCGGTGGATCGAATCGATTCCACCGACGCTGTTGCCCGACTCGATCAGGTTGCCCAGACCGTTCCAGTTCTTGTTCGAGTTGCCCGTGCCGTCACCGAAGAACATCTGGTTGAAGCCCTCACGCATCGACTCTTCAGCCTGCATAACCTTGGCTTC